GTCTTACCCTTCATAATGGGGTATATCCTATTGCTACGTGGTTCAGCATTAGGGAGAGGCATTTCATATCACTTTAATTGGTTTGAACGTGCTTTAACAATTTTTTGAACTGCTTCGAAGTCTTTTAACGAAATATAACCTGCACCCATTAATCTGAATGCTTTTGATTGCATTTCGGTCAATCTTCGGCGACCTTGTGCTTTTGTCATCTTCATTAGATCACCTTAAGCAGAAGTAATATATTGAGCGGTATAATTTAGAGCGACAGGGATTGAAACTGGTGTTAGTCCTGGTTGAACTATAATTGGATCACTGGATGGAACTGCACCTGCCAGATTTCCATTGGACATAGTAACTTGAGCGCCACCTGCCACGCTTGTAATTAATGCCTGGTCAATAGATGTGAATTGAGCCATAGTAATCATAGAACCGTTCAAAGTTTCTCCAACTGTATTCGAAGTCTGAAGGTCTAGCAACTGGGTCGTTGCAGCGCCCGCAGCAGTACCGATAAAGATTCTAGGAACTCCTTGATTAGTAACTACAGCAAGAGAAGCATTTCTTGCAGCGGCTACCATAGTGAACACACGAAGTTGATCTCCGGGCTGAAGAGTTACAGGGCGACTTAATGCTGGTTGTCCTGAAACTACGCCATTAACAGCGAAAGGAACTAGGGACAGAATTAATCCTTTTCTTAGAATATAGCAATAAGACATGTTGATGCCTGCTATAACTATTCCAGAGACAACGGTTTGTCCTGGAGCAAAATCTCCAATTTGTTGTGCCGTGACGGAAAAATCTACATCTGTAGTTAGTGAAACTTCTGTTCCGTCGGTAATTGTTGCAGCAAGAGGAATTTTGAATCCTGAACTACAGTTAAGCACACCTGTGAGTATTTGTGTTGTCATCTTAGATCACCTCAAAGTTTGAAACCGGCTCCTAACGGTTTGAAGATATTACGATTTACGTTAGAAATAGGTCGGCGAAGTAATCTCTTACCTAACTTAAAGCCAATTCCGACCCCTATTGATTGAACAGCCATTGATTGATAGTTGTTCATGAAGTTTGATTGAACAATTCCGAATGCCTGGTCTGGTTGGCTTACTATATCTCCTAAAGAAATTTGTCCACCACCAACAGCAACCATAGTAGTTTGACCTCGACCTAACTGCCCTGCTCCAAGACTTTGGCTTTGGAAACCTAAATCGGTTGCTCCTGTTACAAATCCTACAGGAGTTGTCCCCATTAATCCGCCTGTTAATATATTAGCATAAGCATAACTTTCTGCTACATTTAATAATGAAACTGCTGTGCTTCTACGCCTTCTGGATGCCTTTTTTCTTCGTGCCATATCAACTCTCGGTTGTATAGTTGTTTATTATTCTTGTTTAGAAAATAGCCCGTTTTCATCTCTTTCAATGATTTGTGCAGGAATTATATTTTGTTTATTTTGCATACTTTGACCTATCAACTGGGCCACCATTTGTTGAATTGGGTTAATTGGTTCATGATCTCCCATGCCAGGAATCATATCTACTACAGATTTAATCGCTAACGCCAATTTTTCATCTAATTCTACCAATCCCTCGTCAATTTGGTTTCCTAAATCTAGTAAAAGTTTAGCTAGGACTCCAAAACCGCAGATTATGACTCCTATAATTAAGAGGCTCTCCATCATATCCCCATCGACTCCGCATCGGTTCTTAAACACCCCCCAAACTACCCCCCCAATCTTTTTAATAGATCACCCTTACGAAAGGATACCTTTCAGGCGATATGCAATCGCTTAAAAAACTTGAAAAAAGCGAAATTCTTTCGCTGGCCGCTTCGCCGGCTGTATTATATATTGATTAGAGGTCAGAATCAATAATATGCCAATAATGTGGGATTTATGTTCGGGACTAGGGGGAGCGTCAGAAGCCTTCCTTGCTAACGGATGGGAAGTGATAAGGATAGAGAATAACAATGAGTTAGGTCATGTTCCTAATACGATAATATGTAGCGTAGAAGAGTTCTACGAAACTATAGATCAATGGGAAAGACCAGACTTGATTTGGGCATCTCCGCCTTGCTTGGAATTTTCAAACGCTTGGAATGCTCCAAAAACAGTTGCCAGGAGAGAAGGTAGAGATTTTGAACCTAGTATGGAATTATTTCATCTATGTGAAAAAATAATCCATCAGATGAACCCTGAATATTGGGTTATTGAAAATGTAATGGGTGCCCAGGAATACTTCAATGGAATCCTGGATAAACCGACTCAAATTATTGAGTCTTTTTGTTTATGGGGTGAATTTCCTCGTATTGCCATGCCTGTTAATTATAAACATCTCAAACCTGACGTAGGTTCTAAAAATCCTCTACGTTCTAATTATAGGGCTAAAATTCCATACGAGGTTTCCCTGCAGTTATTGCGGGCGATCACCGAGCAGACTAAATTGGAGGATTGGTTATGAATCTAAGATGTGCTAAATGCAAGTTAGTTTTCTTAGTCAATCACTTTGATGATGTGAGGATAATTCAGGCTATGCATTGCAATGAAGGAGCTGGGCACAAATTGAGCGAGGTTGCATGATGAAGTTTGTTTGTTATTCTGAAAGTTGTAGTACAGAGGTTGAATGTTGTTGTGACTCTCCTTGTTGTGCTGGTGTTTATTATGAACCGAAATATATGGAGATAATTGATGACCATCATATCAAAATTTTAGGTAATCCAGATAAAATTATTGAAATTGATGACACTGATTTAACTTCCAATTTAGTTATAGGTCATGAATGCCCGTTTTGTTGTTCGAAGGTGGAAGCATGAGTAAGATTCTGCATTCATTTACTCTTGATAAAAAATCCAGTGATCTAATTAAACAAAATTCTAGACCTAAAGAAATGAGCAAGCAAGTTTCAAAGGCTATTGAATGGTATTTTACAGGCTCGATAATATCTAAGGAATATAATGACGAAGGTGAATGGTCTGGAAAGTATGTGCCTGGATCACATGGGTCTGTCCTGGCATCTGGTCAAGAGAGATACAAGTATGAAAAAATCATCAAGGCATATATGGAACAGATTGATGAATTGAGGCTTGAGTGTGAGACTCTACGCAATAATAGATTCAAGTTTTGGAAAAAGACGCTTTAACACCCACATTAAAGCAAATAATCTAATAATGCTCTAAGACCTTGACGAGTAACCGGACTTCCTACGGGTATTCCTGTAATAGTGTCAATAACTACATCAGTACCGTATTCTCTAACATCAGGGTTCGCTTGTTTGTAGGCTTGGTATTGAGCATTGAAGTCGGTATAAATTTGACCTATCTCAGTTAATCCGGGAGATACAATAAATTCCCAACCTAAATATCCTGCAATAATTGAAAATATTAATGTCATTGCTGAAATATCAGAAATCAATGCAACTGCTGGAGTCGCGATTTTGTTTACTTGGTAAGCAACCAAAGCACCTTCAATTAAATCTCGTTCTGATCTACCAAATACTATTTCATGGCGAATTACCTGGTCGGGTTTTGGCTTAGGCAATTAATCAACTCCAAACTAAGCCCCATCGAGGCGGGTTGTTGTAAGTCATTTCGCAATCAGTAGCCGTAACGGTTGCAGGGAGTACGTTATCTGTGCCACTTTGTATTATTGTCACCATTTGGTTAAGACTTCCCAAATTAGGAAAGTTCGGACTGATTGGACCGCACCAAAATAATGATCCGTTAGATTCTGCTGTAAAGTTTCCAGCACCAGAAACATCAGTCCTAACCCATCCTATATGATATTGAGTACCGGCAACCGTTGTGATAGTTGATGAAGGTGTCAATGTAATCGTTCCAGTTCCTTCAGCAATGGTAAGAGCTGCAGTTGCCTTACCGAGTAAAGCATCAGGAACCCCATCAGAATCAGAATATATTCCGATGTCATAATTTGGCTCATCAGTGGTACTATTTACATTCATAACAATTGATAAAACATCTCCCGACCTTGGAGAAACAAATGGTCGGTATTGTGGAGAATCTCCTACAGTTGTAGACGAGGTTGAACTGCTGTTACTTCCCCAGGGCGGAAATCTAGATATCATGTAGAGATTATCACGGCCTGTTGAATCAATATCTGTATCAGGTAATACTGGACTATACACACCAGAACCGCCGCCACCAGTCGCCGCAATCGTAACCGTTGAACCTGCACCGGCATCAGTGATTGAAATACCAGTACCAGCAGTTAGGACTCTTTCATTCTGCAAACCAGAATCTGTAGCCAGGGTAACATATTCTGCAAGAAGTAAATCAGTGATAATACTACTAACAGCGATCTGTGAAGTCCCTGTTGCACCTGTTACAGTAATTCCCGTCCCAGCTACATTTGATGTAACGCCAGTATTTGAAATCGATGAAGCACCTGTTGCAGCTGATACAGATATTCCAGTTCCAGCCCCAAGGGATGTGACTCCTGTGTTTGCAATCGTTGCAGTTAATCCTGCACCACCGTCAGCTAACGATATACCAGTACCAGCAGTTAGGACTCTTTCGTTGGTTAGAGTACCATTCAATGACATCACAACGTATTCTGCATCTGTTGGGGCGCCACCTGAGCCACCACCACCAGTCAAGAATCCATCCCAATCCCCACGAACCGCCATCCTCGCCAATTGAACCAGGACTAATCTTCTCATCTCATCTTCATTTTCTGGTTCAATGAATAGCGTTTCCGCTACATTTTGAAATTGACTGTAACTCAAATTCTGTAAATCAGTCTCTTTCAATAGTTCATAGATCCTGGTCGAGTAATTATTAGCGTCTGGTAGTGGCATGTGTATACATCTCCTAAGTCAAAAACCCATCCCAATCCCCGGCACATGCTGTTATTGCCAGTTTAATTAGGACTAATCTTCGAAGTTCATCTTCATTCAACATCATAACATCTAGTGTTTGACCTGTTGCGTCTATTGTAGGGTTCTCACCAGAAGCGATCTCCTGTAATGTCTTACCCTTCATAATGGGGTATATCCTATTGCTACGTGGTTCAGCATTAGGGAGAGGCATTTCATATCACTTTAATTGGTTTGAACGTGCTTTAACAATTTTTTGAACTGCTTCGAAGTCT